TTATGCCATCTCTTCTTCAAGCTCATGTCGGGCCTTGGCACCACCACTAAATGAACCGTTCAACTCGATATCATTACCAGCGTCACTACCAAATACATTACCAGCCCCAATACCAAATGGCCCTTCATACTCAGACTTGGTACATTCATATGGATTCGTTGTAACTTTAGGCTCGGTACTAAACTCATACGGCTTACCAGGCTCACTACCAGAGCCCAGCGGCACACCGTATGTCACGCTTGCACCAGGTGTTCCGACCACTGTCGATACCGTTCCGGGCGTCCCAGGCGCATAGCCTATACCGGTTCCATTTGGTGCAATTGCCGTGCCAGAGAAACCAGCTAGGTGGTCTGCAGCTGTCCCATTCACAACAGTACCGGCCATGCCTCCAGCCCCTGGCGTGCCAACGCCAGCATATACAATTTTATTTCCAGATCCATCATTACATACGCCGGCCACAATACCATATGCACCACCACCAACACATCCGAATACTTGCGATGCTGTGGAATTAGGAGATGCGGTCGCTTTTGGCTCAGCATAAGTATGCTGCTCAGCAACTTTTTGCCCACTTAGAGTGACAATTGTCGATGGCGTAATAGCCACATTTGCTTTGGCTGCAATAGTTTGCAGTTGGGAAGCAACATTCTGATTTGTAGGCTGCGCAGGGGCTTGTTTCTGAGACCCATCTTCAATTGGCATCCTCCCTAAAGCACTTAACGGAATACCTATTCTTATTGCCATCACAGTTCTCCATGCATAAATTATTATTCAACACATCAAGCCATTGTCATAATAATTCAATATCATTTTGCACTGCAACTATACAACTCGAACTTGCCATTTAAATCGATTAACAATCCCTTCGCTCAATATAAAATTTCAAAAAATCGTTTAAAACGGAAACATTAGGTATAGCGCCTCATTCCCGGACACCCGCCATAGTTCGCCAAATTATTCCGAATGCGGCAGCTGGCCAACCGTTTGCCACACTTGTCTAAACGCGGGTCCGTCACCGGCTGCTCCCGCGCGTCGAACATCGCCACACCCTGATAGCCGCAATGCGCCCCCCGATAGACAACATGCGCCGGGCAATAGCGCGTCACCAACACGCCGGGCGCGCGCTTGCCGGCCAGGTCTAGCCGGCTGCGCAATTCGAACGTGATGGCATCGCCGTTGTCGGCCTCGCGCCGATTGATCAGCCAGGTTTCCTCTGGATACATCTCCGGGAAGTCTGCCAATTCTCCACCTTCGCAAAACTTGGCGTGCGTCACCCGCCGTACCAGCTGCCAACCGACCAGGCCCTGATGCTGCATCACCAGCGCTGTAAAAATCCCCCTCACCTCCCGCCCATCCGGCAGCGTAGCGACATTGCCGATAGACAGCTTCGGGCGTGGAGCGCCTTTCTGGCTGCTTTCGAAGCCACGCGCATCGATGGCCCACGGCTCATAGGCCAACCCTTGAAATGTCACTGCCTGGCCGTTGCCGCTGGCCGTGAACCGCATCGCCGGCACCGACACGCCAGGCGGCGGCCGAAGCTCGAACAACTGCACAATTGCGTCCGGCACCAGACGCTGTTTTTCCGCGTGTATCACGCCCATTTATTCCCCCGGATCGAATACTTGTTCAAAGCTGGCGCTGATCACCTCTTCCCCCGTAGCCAGATAGGAACGGTCCCATTCGGCGCAGCGCATCTTGCAGCGCGCGGCGCCGGGATAGGTGAACCAGAACCAGCGCGCGCCGGCATGGCGCATTAAGAACGCCTCAATGGCATCCGCTTCGGCCTGGCCAGTTGCGAAAGACAGTTTGCGCACACGCGGCATGCTGTTGATGCCATCCGGCACCCGCTGGCCATAGCCATCGCCAAACCGGGCTTCCGTCACTCGCGCCCGGATTGACGACGCACCACCAAACAACGGCGTCCAGCTAAAAACCTCCGCCACATTACCCCCTGACAAAATCGTAAATCGGCCCATCCGGACGCATAGCGGCGGCCAGCTTGTTGTCTATCACGCGCTCGACTAGCACCAGAATTTCCCGGCCGCCGTCCGCTCCCTGCCGTTCCTCCGTCCGGGCTGTCGCGCCCGGTGCCAGGTTGTTGACGATCACCCGCACCGGCTGGGCCGGCGCGGCAGGCGTGGCGCCCATTCCGTTGACCCGCGACAGAAAGTCTTTCAGGTCGCTGTTTGTCCGGCGATCAATCACCCGCTCGCCGCGATCCAGCAGCCACGTCCCTTCACGCGGGATATTGTCGATACCGTCGTGTGCCATGCCGGACAGCTGCGTGCTGCTGATCGTGGACACCAGGCCGGCAGTCGCAGATGCCACCGACGCCATCGCGCCCATGTTCGCCGGCCACGGCGCCGACGCTGCGGCGGTGGCAACGGCTTGTTGGATTTTTATGATGGCGTCCGCAACCGCAAATGCCTTGCTCATGGCGAACATGGCGCGGTATACGCCGGATTGCTTGCCTTTGAAGTTCGCCGCCAGGCCCGCCAGCCCATCAAACAGCTGGCTGGAACTCGACAGCATCGCGGATGCCCGGTTGCGCTCAAGGTTCAGCAAATCCACATTCAGCTGTTCCTGATTGCGGCGGATGTAGTCTGCGCGCTCGGTCTCTGTCAGCGTGGTCGCTTCCATGATCAACTGATGGCGACGGTCATACTGGTCGCGCAGCTGCTGGTCTTCGGACTGCAGGCCAATGCCCTGGCGCTCGCTGCTGCGCAGCGCTTCTGTCGCCCGTTCGTGCCGCGTGTCCTCGGCCCTGCCAAATCGGTCTTTCTCCTCCGGCGAAAGATTGCCGTTGTATTCGATATCGACCTTGCGTTGACCATGCTCGCGCTGCAGGCGCTCGGCGGCGTTGTCGTACTCGCCACCGCGCAGGCGCTGGGCCGTGTCGCGCTGCTGGGCCTCGTAGCGCTCGACATCGCGGTTCAGTTCGTCCAGGAAGCGCTTGTTTTCCGTGTGTAGCTGGCGAGTCGCGTCCAGCTCGGCCGCCAGCGCCAACAGCCTCCCCTGACTCGCCGCGCTCCACCCCGCATACTTGCCTTCCGCAATTTCGAAGCGAGCCTTCTCGACCGCAGACAGCTTTTCGACGCCCATGATTTCGCGCTGCATCGCATCGATGGCGGCATCCTCGCGCCGCCCTTGCGAGCCGGCCTGCTTACGCTCGGCGGCCTGTTTCTTGTCGAAATCGTCACGCAGCTTGCTGACGGCCGTCTGGTGCGCCTGCTCGGCGGCCAGATACGCCTTGCTGCCTTTCTCCAGCCCGGCCACGGCCGCCTTAAACGCTTCCTCCTCTTTTTTGACGCGCTTGTCGTATTGCCCGCGGTCGCTCAGCCGGCTATCGTCGTCAGCGTACTTCTTCGCGCGGGCCTCGGCGTCCTTGCGCACCGCGTCGGCCGCTTCCCTGGCCTTTTGCATGGAACCGGCATCCTTCGATACCGTCGCCGCCCGCTTCTCCAGCTCGGCCAGCTCCAACCGCATCGCCACCAGGCCCGCCCGCTTCTGCTCCAGCGTCTGCGAAAACGACCATTCATACAGATTGGCTTCGCCGTCCTTGATGCGCGCCTTCAGCTGGGCGGCCCGCGCGTTGTCGCTCTGCGCGTCGTAGTGCAGCGCGTTGACCGGATTCAGGAAGCGCAGCGCGGCGCCGCCGGCCGCCATCGCCTGCCCCCAGAACCCGGCCCCCTCTTTCCGGGCCTGGCGCATCGATTCGGACACGTCGTCGAACGCGTCCGTCAAAATCGCCAACTGGCCGGCAATGAAGCTGGCCGTGCCAGACTCCGCAACCTCGGTTTTCATCGCCTCCCAGGAATTGACGAAATTGGCGCTGGCCCTCTGCGTCTCACCGCCGAAGGCCGCCGCGTCCGCACTCATGCGCTTCAGCTCGGTCGCGAACTTGGGCAAGAAGTCGGCGGCCAGCAACTGGCCACTTTCCAGCATCTTGCTGAATTCACCCGTCGTCACGCCCAGGGCGCGCGCGGCTGCCTGCGTCGCCACCGGCAGATGCTCGGCCAGTTGCCCCCGGAACTCCTCCGCCGATACCACGCCCTTGCCGGACATCTGCACCAGGGCCAGCATCGCCCCCTGCGCCGTTTCCGCCGACAAGCCGAAAGCGCTGGCGGCAGTGGCCAGTGAGTCGAACACCTGGCGCGCATATGGCGCTAATGGCGTGCCTCTTACCGCGCCGGCAAATTGCGCATAAGACGCGGACGCCTGGCCAAAGTCCGCCCCCAGCTGGGCCGACAGCTGACGCAGCCAGGCGATATCCGATGCAATCGCCCGCAAGTCGCCGCCGTTGGCGTAAAACAAAGATTTCTGCAGCCGCTCGCTGGCGATCTGCGCGCCATTCAGCGCCTGTCCAACGGCAATCACGCTGTCTTTCAACGCCTGCAGCGAAAGGGCCGCAGCCGCAAACAGCCCACCTTGCGAAAGCATCGACGCGCTGGCCGCCATGTTTTCGAGGGCCTTGCCCGCCCGCTTGCTATCCCGCTCGATGTTGGCGGCGGCATCCTCCACCGCCTTCTTGCCCGCCGCCATGTCGTTCTGCAGCTGGGCGACGCGCGCTTCCAGATTGATGACTAGCGAGCCAACGTTTTGCGCCGCCATTTACCCCCCTTTCCCCGACATCAGGCGTATCGCCTCCCGTTCCATCGCCTGCAGCGCGTCAAACAGCCCGCTATCCAGCGCCGCACCACAGCGGGCCTCGACCACCGGCAGCGCGGCATAGTCCAGCCCGTAGGCACCGGCCGGGCCGACCCGCCATTGCGTTTGCATCGCGCTCCACACCCGCCACGCCGGCAGCCCCTCGGCCAGTAACTCGAACGCTTCCGGCGCCTGCTCGGCCGGCAGCAACGCGTCCACCTGATCCGCCGGCACGCCGGCATCCAGCAGCGCGCGGCGGTTTTCCGACCGTGTGGCGGCGCGCTCCCCGAACTGCCAGCGCACCGCCTCAATCAGTTTTTTCGGACGGCGCCGCCGAAACGCAGCTCATGAACAGCGCGCTGCAGCGCGGCATTCACCGCCGGACCATCGATGGACAACAGCGCGGCTTCCAACGTCTCCAACAACAGCGGGACCGGCTGTTTGTGCTGATCCTGCACCCCGTCCCAGGCCGTGAAGACTTCGAAATACAGCCGCGCATTCTGGCGATAGATGGCCGACAGGTCGGCGGCCTCATCTGCAGCGGCATGGCGCTGGAACAGTTCGTCCCAGGCCGGTTGCGACAACAGCCGGCCCGTCAGCTGGATGGTGATGACGCGTTCGGCGCCGGACTCGGCGCGCGCATGGATTTCGGCCGGTACTCGCGCCAGGCCGTCGTTTTTGATGATGAACATGCATACCTTTCACCAGGGCCAGAAAATCAGCACCGCCGCCACAACCGCCCTGACACGCAACGCAAAAGCGAGTGCCGCGCCGATATCGACAGGGAACGAAAGCTCAATGACACAACCCCGGATGGAAAACTTGAATTGAAAATTTCTCGACATGACTGGTCCTTAGTTTGAAAAGACCAGTCACTATTGCAGCCCCTAGCTGGTGGGATAAGGGGTGGATTTGAACGGTTAGCGCACTGTCAGCTTGAACTCGTCGTCGCCATGGGTTGGCAGCAGCGACAGTTGCAACGTGGTCATGCTGATGTTGTCGCTGTCGCCGTAGTCGGCATTGCCGATGCTGACGGTTGCGTCGATCTGAATGATGTTGCCGCGCGCCTTGCCGTGAACCAGTGACAGCGGGCTGTTCATCACACGCCGCGCCAGCCCGAACCAATCGCGCTCGGCAATGCGGGTGGACTCGATTTGCAGCGAAGCCGTCGGTTTGCGGCCTGTAATCAGCACGCGCTCCACACCGCCAGGCAAACTCCTGTGCTTGACCTCGTTGGCGATATCAATCGACAGGCTTTGCACGGCCGGGCTGAAACCGAAGACTTGCAGACTGGCGACATTGGCGGCATCAAACGGCATGGGCGTCTGAAACGGCGTCAGCTTCAAGGCCGGCGCCGCCTCATCGACAATGCCGCCATGGACGCCGGTAAACACGAATTTCATGCGCGGCAGCGCCTTGTTCTGCAGATCGAAGGACACCGTTCCACGCGCGCCCGTCAGCTTGTGTTGCACGCCGTCGAGGTTGTAATAGATCGTCAGCGACTCATGGCCAGTGGAAACCGGCGTATAGCTAACTGCCTCCTTATCGATGGCCTCGACAAAACCGCAACCCTTCAACAGCACGCCCCAGGCCGGCGCCGTGCCACGCGTCCCCGATCCGGCCAGCTCGACTTCAAATTCAGCCTTCATCCGCACCCCGGTCACAACGGATTCGGCATTGCCGAAGTAGGGCCGGACCACATCGCGTTCCGCCTTGTCGCTCTCGAATGGCGTGATTTTCGGGTTGGCGACCAGGATCGCGTTTGCGTCGCCTGTCGGCACCGCATCGATGCCCTCTTGGCTTTCCACTTTGGCGACAATGGCCACCCGCTTACTGTTCAGCGGCATAAATCAGATCCCCCAAAACGCAAAAAAGCCCGCAGAAGCGAGCCAGAACATTCTCAATTTCCAATCAGTGTTCATTGGAAATTCACATCTCCCCCTCCCGGCGCCGGTACGTCAGCAGGTACTGCACACGGCACACGCCCAGGGCGGGGTTTTCCTCGTCATAGTCCCAATCGATCATCCCTTGCTGCAGGTCTTGTAGGCTGGACAGCGAGTCATGCAAAGCCTGATGCGCCGCCGTCAGCACGCTATCGCAGGCCGCATGCGGTTCATCGCCATCGGCCTGAATCTCCAACTCTACCGACAATTGCCGGTACTCATAACCAACCGGGTTGCCAGACAGCGGCACATCGCGCAATTGATGCAGCACGATGACCGGAAACTCGCCAAAGCTATAGCCCCTATCAAGGTTTCTTGTAATTCGATCCTCAGCAGGTGTCACACCCAACAAAGCCGACCCAATACTCTGCATCAATTTCTCAACCTTACTCACTCACCATCCAATCCAATTCAAATCATCCTTGTAAATATTTTAGAATTGAAAAACATTTACTCATAAAAACTAATGGGCTGTAATTAGCGAATTGCGAATTCGCCATTAGCAATATCAACTCAGCTAATTGCATAGCGAAAAATCATCAATAACTCAAGCCATCATTGACACATCTCCGCGCAAGCAATATCCTACGCACATCACCCGAACCCATCAGGTGAAAATAAATCAATTAGAAACTTGACCCTCATGAAAAACAAATCTGAAAACATTGCAGCCGAAGTTGAAAATATCTTAAGCCTTATACATGAAAAAGGAAGGATAAAGAAAGACAGACTAGAAGAAGAATTCAGCCAAGAGGCAATTGAAATCGCACAAAACAACCAAAATGTAAGTGTGCTCCTTATGCAAGACTTAGCAAACAACAAAAATTCGTATTGTCTGTGCTCTCTGAAGCCACGCAAAGATTCTGGATGGAACTAATCAAAAAGCGGCAGATATATTTCTGCCGCTTTTACTCCCTCCAATAAATCCGCCAAGTCATCGCCACCATATGCGGAATTCCGTCTCCCATATCTTGCGACGACTCTTCCAATGTGTCGTAAACCAGCACCCCACCCGCTCGGCCGCGCCAGCGCTCCAGGCAGCGCCGGATCACCCAGGCCACCGCATAGGCGGCGTCATAGTCCGGCGCGACGATGGACAGCTGCACCAAGCTGCGCACCCGGCCAGATGGCTGGCGCGCGTTCTGCTGCCGCTTCTCGTCTATCACCTGATACGCGACCGCCGGCAAAACCGGCTCGTCCGGCAGATGCACCGGAAACACCCGATCCCCGACCAGGGCGGCCACTTCCGGCGCGGCCAGCAGTTCCACCAGTACCGCCCCTATCAACTCGACAACTCCCCGCTGAGCAGCGCGCCGCGCACTTCGTCCGCCACCGCGTCCAGGGCGCGCGGCAACTTGTCGGCGGCGGGCCGCATAAATGGATAGGGCGGGACAAATTGCCCCGCCCCTTTCAGGACTTCCCGCGTCGCGGCGCGTCTTCGTTCGCCGCCCGCAATCTTTTGCCCCCTCCCGCGTTTGACGTGGCCGTATTCCAGATAACGGCCGTACCATGCCCGCGACCGTAAACCAACTTTGTAAGCCACCGCGCCGCGCTGGCCGCTGCCGCGCGAACTAGCGACCGTGATGGACTTGGCCAACAGTCCAGATCGTCGCCGCACCCGACGGCGGGCCTCGTCGCGCACCAGCGCGGCCCCCTTGCGCAAGCCGCGCCGCAAAATCTTGCGCTGCAGCTTGCGAGGCACCGCGTCCAGATGGCGCATCACCCGTTCCAGGCCGTGAATCTCAACCATTGCCATCGTCCGTCCTCAGCATCAGCACCAGATAGCTCCGGTCTTGGTGCGGCTCGATGGTTTTGACCTTCAGCGGCAGACCATCCACCCAGGCCCGCCAGCCTTGCGCCACCGCACGGCGCCGGATGGTGGCGCGCACGCTGCAGCCGGTTTGCTCGGCGAGCGCGGCCGTATAGGTCCGCGCGCCCAGGTAGTCCACTTTGGCGTGTACCGGCTTCGGCTCGCCCCAGCCCTCCCGCACCGCGCCGGACGGCTGACGCGACTTGATGGGCTGGCTGAGCCGAATGCGGTTGTTCAGCATGCTGGCGTTCATAGCGGGCTTTCCGTTGGCCGGTAATGGGCAATCAGGCTATCCACCAGGCTGTCAGGCAACGCCACCACGCTGCCGGCGCTGACTTCCTCCCGGAAGGCGTACAGCGTCGCCACGCGAAAGCGCAGCCACTGCCGTACATCCTCCGGCACGTCCTGCCCGGCCTCGGCAAAGCCGGCGCGGTAGACGATGACAATCGCCCCCGGCAACGGGTCCACCGCCGGCCAGCCCCGCAGCGGCTTGATGCACAAGCGCCGCTCGCTGCGCTCGATGTGGAAAGCCTCCAGCGACAGCGGCTGGCGCTGTCCTTGCTGCAACGCCTCGATGGCGACCACCTCGCGCCCGCCCGCGATCTCCAGATACAACCAGGGCAGGCCCGGCCAGGCGTCCAACGTCTCGCGGCATTCGGCCAGCAGTAACGGCCCGCCGATCCGCGCCTCGGCGCTGGCCACTGCCGCGCGCTCGATCATCTGCAACAGCGTGTCGTCGTCGGTCAAATCGGCATCAATCCGGCACTGCTCCCGCACTTCGTCTAGCGTCAGCACCGCCGCCGGATTGCGCCGGATCACCTCGGCTGCCATTACTCGCCACCTGGCTGCGCCTTGGCCTTGCTCTTGGCCGCCGGCTTGGTTTCGACCGGCGCCGGCTCTCCCTCGTCGTCCTCGCCCTCCAAAGCGGCCACGCCACGCGCAATCAGTTCATCGACGCGGGCCTGTCCCTCAAATCCAGCCACATCGCCCGGCGTATAAATGCCGTATGGCGCGGTAAACCTCACTGCAATCATGCTGTACCCTTCAAATGCAAAAAGGCCCGCCGTAGCGAGCCTTGAACCGTGCTTACTTGCCCCACTTGATGCCGACGCCGACCGCAATCGACTCTTGGTGACGCGGGCCAAAATCATGCTTGGCGATCACCCGGATAAGCGTCTGGTCGCGCTGGAAGGCGCTTACCATCTGGCCGTCGGTATCCTTGTAAGTGGCTTCCTTGGAAAAATCGATTACCAGGGACTGGTCTTCACCGATGAAGCAATCGCCGAAGTCCGCGAAATACAATTCCGACTCGTCGCCATCCTTGCCCAGGTTGTTCGGGATTTGCGTCGTCACGCCGACCGGGTAGCCCTTCAGGGTTTTGCCCGCCAGTTCCGGATAGACCTTGCTGCCCTTCATGTCCTTCAGGCCCTCCAAGAAACGGAACGTCCTTGGAGACATCACCCAGCCCGGCGACACCATATTGGCGTCTGCGCCTTCCAGCGACAGAATCAGCTTGTTCAGGAAGTTTTCCAGCACCTGCAGCGCGGTCGCATCGATGGCGTTCAGGTCCGGCGCGGTAAACACGCTATTGGCCAGCGCCCAATGACGCAGGCCCTTGGGCAGGTTGCCGCTGCCGTCATCGCGCAGAAACGCCTTGTCCTCGCGCGCGCCCACCGACGATGTCAGGTCATCCACAATCAGCTGATCGACGTTCGGGCTGATGCCGGCATTGCTCAGCAAGTCATTGCTGATCGGCACCAGGGCCGACATCTTTTTGCTCGACAGCTTCAGGTCATCGAACTTCACGCCGGTTACGGGCGCGTCGCTGTCAGAGCCGATATAGCCGACCGTCGCACCGCCTCGCAGACGCGGAATCGTCAGATTGCCGTTGTTCAGCGGCAGCGAGCGTGCGCCCAACTTGCGCACCACGGTTTTAGGGCGCAACAGCTCGATCACTTCACGCGCCATATTGGTCGGTACCAGCACGCCGCCAGCGGACGGCGAGCCGGTATTGAGCGCCGCCGCCACCTCCTGGCCATAGCCGCGTTCATCCGCGATGTTGGCGGCCTCGCGGTAATTGCCCTGCGCCTCAATCAGCGCGGCCGCCATGCGCGCCATGCCGCCGCCCTTCACGGTCGGCGCGGCCGGCGTCGCATGGATCGGCGCAGCGCCCGCGCGCGGGCCTTGCGGGTTGTCCACCGGCTGCGCCGTGGCGGCCGTCATGCGCTCGGCGGCTTCGGCGCGGGCGATCTTGGCCCCGATGTCGTCAAACTCTTTTTGCATCGCGTCGATGCTGGCCACCTGTTCGGCGTTCAGCGCGACGCCAGTCGCCTCCAGGGCGGCCAGCTGGTTCACTGCGGCGGACAGATCGGCACGGCGTTTTTTCAACTCAAGCACTACGGACATCCAGACTCCAGACGTAAAAAAAGCCGCTGGAAGCGGCTGAAATGAAAAACGCGCCCGAAGGCGCGGTATGTTGGGTTTGTGTTGGCTTACAGCTGGGCGGCCATCGCCATGGCGGCGGCGGTCGCGCGCCGGCTAGGCGCAAGCGGCGGCGTTCGGCTCGCGGCCACCTCGGCGGCCATCCGGTTGATTGCCAGCTGCTGGCTTTCCACCCGGTCGGCCAGGCCGACAAGCACCGCCTCAGTGCCGAAAAACAGCCCGGCGTCGGTCGCCTTGACCGCCGCGACGGAAAGGCCGCGATTGTTCGCCACCACCCCGGCGAACTTGTCGTAATAGGCATCCATGCGCTTTTCGACCGCCGCGCGGGCGTCGTCCGACAGCGGCGCATCGCTGGCCATGTCGTTCTTGCGGGCGCCCCGGTAAAACGTGGTGACAGCTACGCCGGCACTCGCCAGCTGCTGGCTGAAATCGGCGTGTTTCATGATCACGCCGATGGAGCCGACCCCGGACGATTCGGACAGCGTGATATCGCTGCAGGCGCAGGCGATGGCGTAGGCGGCGGAAAACGCGTTGAAATGCACCAGGGCGTGAATCGGTTTGACTGCCTTGGCCGCCTCGATGTCGGCCACCAGCTCGAAACAGCCGACCACCGCGCCGCCAGGGCTGTCCAGTTCCAGCACCATGGCGCTGATGCGCGGATCGTTCAGCCCGGCTTGTATCTGCGTGCGAATCCCTTCATAGCTGGTTTGGGTCGCGCACAAGTTGACGTTCGCTTCGCGCGCCACCAACAGCCCTTGCACCGGAATCACCAGCAGGCCCGTTTGCTGCGCCGACTGCATCCGCTGTTCCGCCTGGCTGGCCATCGCCGCCCGGCCACCGTCATCGCGCCAGGCTGCAGGCTGCAGCGCGGCGGCGACGTGGACGCCCAGCTGGCGCAACTCGATGCCGGCCCGCTCCCCCGCCCAGGCCACTGCCTCATGCAGCACGTCCGGCAATACCATGTGCGGTTGATTGAACAGCTGCGACAGCAGGAATTGTCCCCTCACTGGCCAGCCTTTGCCGGCAGCGTGGCCAGCTGTGGCAGCGAAGCCGCCACCGGATGGCGCGACAGCGCGCCGACCAGCACGGCCGCCAGCAGACTGCCGCCCTGGCCGCCGATCACGGCCGCCGGCGGCGAATAGTTGGATACGTTCATGTGTTGTCTTCCTCTTTCTGATTCTTGCGGGCTGCAAGGCTCTTTTCGCAGGCGGGGCTAGGCGGCGTTCGGTCCCAGGCAGGCCCATGCTGCCGCTGCCACTCTAGAAACTTGTCCATTCCCAAGGGCTTTAATCCGGTCCACCCGATGGGCCAGCCCATCAACCACTCGACCCATTCCGGGTTCAGCTGGCCATGGTCCGAAGCCATCACTGCATGGTCCAGCCGGTCGCGCTCTCGGCTGGCTCCGGTCTTGCGGATCAGCGAGCCGGGCGACGTTCCCTTGCTGGCGCATGCGGTCGGCGTCGGCCACAGCTTCACTTGCGCGCTCAGCCTCGGCTCTCCCCGGCTGTTCCACTTGCCTGCCTTCCGCTCTATCGCATCGTCCGCGACCACGGTTTGCCACGGCGGCGAGCCAGATCCGATCCCGCTTATGGGGCGCTCCAAGGTCGGATGCTGATAGGCAAGCCCATTCCGCATCGAACCCCATTTCGGCAAGATCACCGACGACCAGGGCAAGTCCTCGGCCCACAAGCAATGGTGAGTTTTCCAGCAAGACGAATCGGGGCTGTACTTCACCGATAATTCTTGCCATTTCGGCCCATAGTCCCGACCGCTCGCCCTCGATGCCGGCGCCTCGTCCTGCGGCGCTGATGTCTTGGCAAGGAAAGCCCCCCGATACCACGTCAACAAATCCCGCCCACGGTCTTCCGTCAAAACTGCACACATCAGACCAAATTGGGAAAGGCGCGAGACATCCATCGGTCTGTCGTTGCGCCAAAACTTGTGCGGCGTAGGCATCACGCTCAACGGCGCAGATGGTGCGCCACCCCAACAGATGGCCGCCGAGTATTCCGCCACCAGCCCCGCCGAAAAGAGCCAGCTCATTCATTCGGCTCCCCAGGCGCTTACCGGGTCTTCACAATCCATCACGTCGCGGCGGCCCTCCTTTACCGTCTCGATGATTTGCTCGCCGGTTTCCCGCGCCAGTTCCGAGTCAATTGGCTGCATATGCCTTACCTTCCCGCATAAAAAAACCCGCCTTGCGGCGGGTCGGTTTAAAAATTACGGGTCAATAATCCAACTTGAAAAAAACAACCAATGGCATATGATTAATATTGATTTTTTGCACCCGCTCACAAATGATTCTTGTTCAACCTTGCGGAGGCTTAATATGAACTCCTACATCATCGAATTCAATGCTGATCGAACACCATCACAAGGCTTTCAAATCAGTTTTGACTCCATGAATGCTGGCCATTTCAACGTACCAAACAATCACACGCCCTGCAAGATAAAACCGGGAACCTACAAACTCACTTGGGAGTTAGAAGGCACCATTGGCGACAGGCTAATAGGAGAGCTGATCATAAAAGATAGATATAACAATGCAGTTAGCTTCAGCCCTATTCAAATCAACGACACCATTTATGAAAATAACTACAAAATGGGCGCATTGGCACCTATCACCCTGCCAGAACAATAATGCGCTTAAACTTTACAACTCCAAGCCCGCGTTACAGCTGGCCAACTACAGAACGGGTAGTTATTTGTCCAGAATGCTTTCAATTTCTGCCAGCGATTTGGCATCAGGCTTGCCCTGCAGCAACGCCCCGCGCGTGTCCACCATATTGAGCGGCTGCATATAAACATCGCCACCCGGAATCGGCGGCAGGTTTTCCATTCGCCGGATATCGTTGGCAGACAACCAGCCCCATTGCCGCCCAATCGCATACGCGGCATAGCGGCTCTGCGTGTCGCCGCGCAGCAGGCCGGACACATTGAATTCGATGTACAGTTCGCCGCGTTCGGAGGGCAACAACAGGTCGCGCATGCGGGCCTGTTCGTGGCGTTTGATCCAGGGCATCAGGCAATAGATCACATACTCGATGCCTTGATGCTCGATGTTGTTGTTTGTCGCCCGGTCCAAGAGACCGACTTTGTGCGGCGGCATTTTGAAAATCTGCGCCACCTCTAAAGCAGACAGCTTACGGGCGTCGATCAGTTGGGCATCCGCATTCGTCATCGAAAGCGGTTTGAAGGTAATGCCTTCCTGCAGCAACGCGACTTTCATCGCGTTGTCCCGGCCTGCGTACTCCCTCTTCCACGCCGCTTTGATCTGCAATACTCGTTCCGCGCTCAGCGGCTTCACATCCTGACCACCGATCACCGCCGGACGTTCCAGCACGCCGGCCAGGTGCGTCCCGTTCGCAAAAACCGCGCTGGCGTGGCCATGCGTCGCCAGCGCCAGGCCCAGGCTATCGCAATGCAGCTGCACCGGGCTGACGCCGGTATAGCCATTGCGCGAAAACCACCGCACATGATGGACCTGATGCGCCGGCATCGGCTCTTGGCCGTCAAAGCGGTAATACGGCATCAAGTCCGCGCCGCGCAGCACCGACACCTTGCCGGCGTCCATCGGCAACAGCGCCACCGGCCGCCCGGCCTCGTCGCGCTCGATGTAGGAATAGGCGTTGCCATCGTGCGCGGCTGCGATTTGCGCGCCTTCGGTATATTCGAACGGCGTTTGCCAGCCGTTGGGCTGGCGCAGCAGCTGGGCGACGGGATGATCCGTCACCCGCTCGCGCTGGTCGCCGTTGCGGCGATACAGCTCGCACGGCAATTGCGCCAGCGACTCAGCCAGCGTGGTAATGCATGCCTGATACGTGGTAATCGAAAGCGCCTTGTCCGGCGATACCGCCACCCCGGCCGCGCTCCGGGCGCCGCCGCCCAGCAGGCCGGATAGCCAGCCCGGATCGGGCGATGCCGCAGACTGGCCAAACTGCTGCGACATGAACATCAGCGCGCCCTTCCCGCGCTGCGCGCCGTCATCCACGACCAGGCCAGCGCAAAACCACCGCCCACCATCCAGCCGGCCGCCGCATGCAACAGCGCCATGCCGGCCGTCACCGCCGTCGCGCCGGCCAGGCCGACCAGCAGCGTCAAATAGTCCAACCTACTCACAAACACACCTCGTCTTCGTAGGCGGAAACAAACGATTCCGCCATGGGGTGATACATCGCCCGGTTCAACGCCATGATCAACGCCACAATGCCGTCGATCTTCTCCCGCGACTTGCCCTTGTTGGGGCGATAGTTGTCGTTGGAGTCGCGCAGCACCACCACATTGCCGGCCATCCAGCGCAATACCGGATGCCCGCCATGGGCCAGCGACTGTGACTTGATCAAGGCTTCAAGCTCTTTTGTCGGCTCAGAAAGGTTCTGGAAATTCTGACTTAGCGCCACCAACTGCAGCCCATCTTCCGTCAGTTCGCTGGCCAGCTTGCCGGCATTCCATTCGTCAAAGCCGATGGCCTGCAGATCGAACTGCCGGGCATCGGCCAGGATTTGAGCGCGGATCACTTCCTGATCGATCCGCGTCCCGGCCGTGGCCGTGATATGGCCTTGCCGCGCCCAGGTTGAATAGGCCACTCGGTCCTTCTGGTCGCGCGCCAGCATGTTGTCCTCTGGCACAAAAAAGCGTGGCAGAACCTGCCAGGGCTCGCCCGGCTTCTCGGGCGGGAACAGCAGCACCCAGGCGGCAATGTCTGTCTTGCTGGCCAAGTCCAGACCGCCATAGCAGCGCCGATGCCGCAGCGCTTCAGGATCGACCGCGGCCGTTCCCTTGTCCCACTCGTCCAGGGCAATCCAGCTATCGACCGCTTGCGTCCAGATGTTCAGCCGCTTGGTCAGGAAGTTAAACAGAGCGGTCGGCACCAAGCGAGCCTTTTGCGCCTGCGTGCGTAACTCTTCCAGGAACACCGACACGCCAAGATTTGGATTGGCCTTGCACCATACCGACTCGTCAAACCAATCGTCTTCCGGGTCCAGCGTGTAGATCACGCCGCCGAAACTGTCATCGTCCAACGCTGGGTCTTTGCCCTGATTTTCCAGAATCCGGATCAGGTAATTGCGCTGCTCCAGGCAGATGCTGCCCTCTTGGTTGAAACCGGCCGTGGTAATCGCGTGCATCACGCTGCGGCGCCGCGCGCCGCGCCCGGTATCGATCACGTCCCATAAGTCGCGGGAGGGATGGGCGTGCAATTCGTCGATAATCGCACCGTGGACGTTCAAGCCGTCCAGGGTCTTGGCATCCGCGCCCAGCGGCACGAACTTGTTCGCCGTGCCAGGTATCCACAGCTTGTTCTTGTGGTTCTGCACCAGCTGGCGCAGGGCGGGCGACTTGGCGACCATCATTTCCGCCGCCGCGTGCGTGATTTTGGCCTGTTCCAGCTTGGTCGCCGCCGTGTAGACCTGCGCGCCGGCTTCCTTGTCGGCGGCAAACAGATACAGGCCCAGGCCGGCCAACTTGGTGGACTTGCCGTTTTTGCGCGCCACCTCTTCGTAAAAGGTCCGGAAGCGGCGCCGGCCGTCGCGGTTATACCAGCCAAACTCGACCGCGATCCAGAACGACTGCCACGGCGCGAGCTCCACCGGCTGTCCCGACCACTCGCCTTCAAAATGGCGGCAGTAGCGCGGGAAAAAGCCCAGCGCATGAGCGGCCATTTCTGGCCGCCAGACCAGGCCGCGCGCTTCCTGCTGCTGCAGGTCGCGGAAATGCCGCTCCACCGCCAGCCGGACATAGCGGCCGACCTTGATACGGCCTTCCAGCACGTCCAGGCCGTACCGATCCCACGGCTGCAAAACGTAACAGGCCGGAATCAATCCGGCCTGTCGTTGATGTACCCCAGCAGCTCGGCCAAGTCCTCGCTGATCACCCGCCCCTTGCTTAGCGCCTTGGTTCTTGCGCATGAGGCCACCGTCATTCCATTTCGTTTGAGCAATTCGCGCATCTGTTTGGCGATTTTTGCCCGGTTGTAGCTGGCGCTGACTTCATAGCGGCGGCCGGACTCCTTGGCCGTCGCGTAAATCTTGCCCCGATTGTCCAAAATCCACTGCTTGCAGGCTTGCCAGTCGGCAATAGCCGCGCAGATCAGGCCCAGCGCGATGCCGGCCGACGAATAGTCGAAGCCCGACGCCTGCAGCAGCGGCTGTATCTCGCGCCAGGCACGCGCTTCCGCCTTGGTCATCGACCAGGGCGGCTTTTTGGGCAAATTGGCGCCGCCCTCTCCCAGCTGGTCCATCACCGCGAACGGGTCGGCGGCGAATAAGTCCGCCGTCAACATCCGATCCAGGGCGCGCACCTGGCCGGCGGCCATCACCGTCAAGCCGCCTTCGTCCAGGTCTTTCATCACCTCGCCCCGCGCCCGCCGCTCGGCGCGGGACTCATCGGTTTCCAGCGAACCGCCGTTGGCGTCCTCGTCGTAGCGATGGCCGTAGCGGTCCACCTCCTCGACGTGCGTCCGCCAGTCATCGACTTTGTCCGCCAGCAAGGCGATCTGCAGCAGCGCGGACGTCCAGTCCAGACCGGCGCTGTCCAGCGCATTGATGGTGTATTTCCAGACATCGCGGGCACGCTTGGATGTCAAAAAGGCGGGCGGTTTGGGCATGACGCCGGAACCCGCTCGCAAAGGGGCTTTTCCGGCCATTTCAGAGCCTTTCCGCTAATTGAGCGCGACAGAAAACAAAAAAGCCCCGTTCGGGGCTTGATGGGGGGATTTAGACCCCCCCCTATGAAAATCCAGCGTGGAGAAAAACGCGGTTAGGCACGCGGTCTTGGCCAAGCGGCCGGGCGGAAGGATTTCACCCCCCCACCCCCTGGCCGGCCTCTCGCCGCCGATTGCCGAACCCGCCGTCTTCCCGCGCAGTCTTGCGCGAGTGGCAGGAATGGCAAAGGGCCTGATGATTGGACGACTCGATGAACAGCGACCAGTCGCCGCGATGCGGCCGGATGTGGTCGCAATCGGTCGCGCGGCTCACGCATCCCGGCGTGGCGCAACGATAAAGCGCCGCTTTCAGACAGGCATCGCGCCGGGCAAACCAGATGCGTTGCCGATACCAGCGCCGAACTTTGGCCACGGTTTCATCCGACATCCGCCGCTGATCTGCAGCCCGGCGAACATTAGCCGCATGCTCCGGACAACAACTGTTGCCCGGCGCAGCCATCTGACGACAGCCTTGCATTGCGTAGCGGCAAGGACGGGAAGGCGCGACAGGCATAGATACTCCAGAAAAAGAAACGCCCCGACCAACTGGCCGGGGCGGATAAGTAAGACGTACGAAAACCGATGAGACAATGCCTCTGCTGGGCCATTTCCTATACTAAAAGTCCACTTTCTGGAGACAACTTCGATGCTATCCCCATCCCTGCCCAGCAATGAGGAAGAACGCATCCAAGCCTTGAAAGAGCTATTAATTCTGGATACGCCACCAGAAGACCGATTTGATATTTTGACAACGTATTGCCGCTCACGATTCGATGTCGATATCGCTCTCATTAGCCTTGTTGATCAAAAGCGCCAATGGTTCAAATCACGAAGCGGTTTGGATGTCAGCGAGACACCTAGAGCCATCAGCTTTTGCGGACATGCCATCCTGCAATCTGAAGTCATGGAAGTTCGTGATGCGCAAAAAGATGAACGCTTTGCTGACAACCCGCTTGTTACTGGCGCCCCCAATATTCGCTTCTATGCAGGTGCGCCGCTGGTCTTGGCCAAAGGCTATCGCATCGGCACGCTCTGCATCATCAGCAAACGGCCCAAACAGCTAGCACCCGAAGACAAGGCCCATCTGCAAGCGCTGGCCAAAACGGTCACATCGGAGATTGAGTCTCCCCCGCAAGTCCCCTGATCTGCGAGCAGAAAAGCAAAAGCCCAAGTCATGGACTTGGGCTTTGGACGCAACTGTGGCGGTGTTGACGGCATGTTATTGCGCAACTTTAGCCATGTCAAGCCTCTACTGACGCCTCCGCATCCATCTGGCGCAATACAATCGGCTCCAGCGCACCGCGCCCGGCCGACAGCCACCCCTCAAGCAAGACTTCAATATGGTTCCGGTAGAAGCTGGCCGCTGTATGGTCGCTGATCCCGAACTCTCGCCCGAACTCTCGAAACGATCCCATGCCGGTCAACCAGTACCGGACCCAATAGGCTATCCCCTCCTTGCCAAACCGCAAGGCGTTCAGGCCCCCCTTTTGGCCGTAGTGAGCGACAAAGGCTGTCAGTTCCTTGAACGATCCTTCCAGATGCGACAAGCTGCCGCTCATCACCCTAGCCATCAGTGCCACATGGAAACGTTGTTCCATCATGAGCGATGCGCGATGAAGTTCATGCGCGTTCATCAGCGCCAATTCCGGCCCCCGCGATCCCATCCCGTCGCGTACTTCGCCAAAGGATGGCGCAGCCTTCAAACCACCCGATCCAACCAGCTCCAGCGCCCAACGTACAGCACCCACAACATCAACAACCATTACGATTCCCCCAAATCTGTCAGCGAGGAAACCCCTTAGCCCGATCCGCGCCGGGCTTTGTTTTTGTCTGAAATTTTACCCAATCCACCCGCTCAGCCAGCTAGGCGTCGGTCCCGGTAATCTCCCCAACTGCATTGCAAGATCAGGGCGTTTTCATACATCCGGCTCACGGCCCGATAGCCAATCATGTCCCGCAGACCGTCCTTTGTCTGGTTGCTGATGTAGACCGTTGGCAGCCCTTCCGCCGACCGGCTATCCACTACCCGATTCAAATACCGCAGGCCATGCCCGTTCGGGTCCAAGATTTCCACTTCATCAATGATCAGCACCGGATAGGCCGCGAAGCGGCTAAGCTCCGCATGTTCGCTTCGTCCGGGCCGCCCCCAGGTTTCGCATATCTCTGTCCGCATCTGGTCCGCCGTCACATAGCGCACCCCAAGGCCACGATGTCCAATCAGGTTCAAGGTCGCGGCGCTGGCCATATGGGTTTTACCCGTTCCCGGCCCGCCGGTTATCACCACGTTGCCGGCGTTGCGGTCCCGCCCCACCCAAGCCACCCAGCCCTTAAATGCCTCAATGACTGCCGCCTGCGCCTCACACACTGGCTGCAAGTCCCGAAACTTCGCCTGTCGATACCGCCCCGGAATGCCACAACCCTGCAACAACATTTCACGCCGTTCCTGCATTCTTCGTTCCCTTTCCCGCTCATGACTGCACTTCAGACAAATCGGCTCCCGCCCCGGCAATAGCTCGGCTCCAAACTCGCCATGCACGGCACAGACACCCATCGCCGGCACCATGCGACCCAAGACCGCCAGACCATCAAAATATCGCAGCGCCTTATTCAATCCATCCATCGGCGGCCCCCTTCACGTTCCCTATCACAGCCGCCCCCTCATGCGCTTCCGCAGATGGCAGGCTTAACCAAGCCGGCGCAGACCGTCCAGCTTGACCACCCTTCACCACTCGCAGCCCACGGCGTATGGCATGCCCTGCAGACGGTTTTTCCTCCTCGTCCATCGACTTCAAAACGCTGGCAAGATATTTGACCGGGATCGACTCACCCTCAGCAATGTAAGCGCGGCATCGGGCGATGCCTTCCTGCAGCTTCGGAACCGTCACCCCCGCATCCACCCATGCCAGCACGGCAGGATGGGCAGCGCCGCCGACCTTCACCCCCAGCCGACGCGCGGCAATCGCCAGTGTCACCGCTGGGCTTGTCTGTCCTGCGGCCTCTCCCTCACGCGCGGGATATGTATATTCATTTCCCTGACTCTCCGATATGTCCTGTTCATCCTGTCGGCTCCTATCCTGTTCAGTCGGTCTCAAATGGCCGGGAATGTGTTTCCAGACAAGGGCTTTCAGCGCTGTAAACTCTCCCCTTCCGCCTTTCCCTTTCATGTCCCGTTCCTCCTGCGGACGTACCAATGCCAACGGCAGTTTCACCACCAGCTTTTGTACTTCCTGCACCGCGGCCGCACGCTTGACCAGCCCGACCCGGATCAACTCCTCAATCAAGGCATCAATCTGCTTATGCGACGGCCGCCAGGCCGGCCGCTTACTGCCACGCGGCGGCACATACTGGCAGTTGATCGCCAGCACGGCGCGGCTGACGGGATACCCCCGGCCGACAATGCCTGTCTGCATGTCCATGCACGGCCGCAAGCCGGCCACATACAGCCGATATGCTTCCAGGCTGCATTCCAACAAAGTCGCCTGCTCTGGTTCAGATAGTAGAATTCTCATAGCCCCCCTTTCCCCCCAACCGCCGCCAGCGCGGCAAGTCGCGGGTTACTGTGTTTTTCCATCGGCAACGGCGGCAACTTCGACTCTGTCGCCGGCCAGTTTTCCTTTACCGCCCGTCTCACGCTCCCACGATGCCCAGCACCATAGACACGACCCAAGCGCCGCAACTCGCGTTCGCGTAGCTGCATGGTTGGCAAGCTCAGCACATAGGCGGCATCAGCGACGACATCACCGCTTACCCTCACCCACTCCATCCCGGCTCCCCAAGGATTTTTTCAATAGCTCGATATGGCGGCGGCGCAGCCGTGCCTTATCCTCTGGCTTGGCCTTGGATACCTTCCATGCCAGACGGTACAGCTCCATGCGCAGCCAATCGGACATCCGCGCGCTACCTTTCTTCGGTCGGCTTGGCTAAGGCGCAATCCACGAACCGCAGCAACTCGGCATTGGCGCTGATCGCCTCCGACAGTCCAGCCCTTGCCCTCGTCAATTGCTCGCGCGTCATGTCCTCGGCCAATGCGGCAAACGCCGACAGGCCCAATCCGGTATCCTTCGTGGCCTCCATCATCAATGCGGCATGGCTGCCAACCGGTTCATGCATCAACAGCAGCGCCGGGACCATGCCCAACGGCGCTAGCAGCTCGGTCAAGCACTGCAAGCGGATGCTCAGCGGCAATGTCATCAACACCACCGGCATTGCATTGCAATTGAGCAGGTTCTTTTCTTTCATCTGATCATCCAGCCAACGCCATATCCGATCAGAATTGGCCTTTAGCACTTGATACGCGTCACCCTCCACCATGAAATCAATTGGCCATACGCGCCCGTAGTCCATGGACAAATAGGTTTCCACGATCCGGGCGGCGGTTGCCTGACGGCTCAAGCCTTCCTGTTTGCGCCAAAGGTCCACGTAATCCCGGATCACTGCTATTGGCGTTTTGTGCGAACCATGGCGCATGCAATTCATGTTTATTCCAGCTAGCATATTTACCAATGTCATTTACAGAGGCCGCAACCAGCGGCCACCACACAAGAAAAAAGCCGGACAAGCCGGCAAACGTTCCCGCTGACAGCAAGGGAACGAGGAGTAATCTAAGTTGGAGTCGATACAGCAGAGGGGGCGGTCCCGCGCAGATAGGCCCAATCGATATCGGGCCGCAAGTACTCGCAGCGGACACGTCCGTCAGTCAGCTTTTCTAAGTCGATACAACGGCTTGCGGGAACCTTGACCCGCCACTTGCAGACTGCCCACGGCGTAAGACCGAAGGCCCGACCGACGGCGGAAGGCCCATTCAGCAGGGCAAAAACTGCGTCAATAGGTGTTGCTTCTTTCATGGAGCTGGATTATCGAACCAAAGTTCATAAAAAGCAACTTGAAATAGACATGACCATGCTACCTAATCCAGATAACATTCAACTTATGGTTGAAGAAAAGAACACCGAAACGCAGCTATCCCGGAACATCAGCACCCTGATGCAGCTGCAGGGCCTCACGCCCAAGCCGTTTTCCAAGAAGGTTCCCGTCACTTACGAGATGATGCGGCGTTACATGAGCGGCGCCGCCCGCCCACGCCCGGAAAAGCTGGCCAAGCTAGCCGAACTCCTGGGCGTCACGACTGCTGATCTGGAATATGGAAGTTTCTCGGCAGACATCACAGTGACCAGCCCAACCGTCACCATCGTTCGCCATGATGCACCGATGCCCCCATCTACGACGCCTCCGGATCGCACTGTCGAACTGGCCAACCCGCAAGAACTGGCCAGCTGGCTAGTCGCGCAAGGCGATGATGCGCTAGCCACGTTTTTGCGAGCTTTGGCGGACACACTGCAGAAAAAATAAAAGCGGCCAACAGGCCGCTTTTTCTATTCAGGGCAACTCCCTATGCCGCTTTTGCAGGCAAGGGACGACGCTGCGCCATCGTGGACGCCGAATTCAGCATGAAGGCCCATACCCGCAAGGCATCGCCCCACTCGTCAACAAGAATGCCGCCATCACTCTTCATTCTGATTCTAACTTCGGCAACAAACTCTGCATTTTCAATATTTTTGTGCATTTTTATTTCTGCTTTTTGGGTAGTTCAAAGATGCAATGCGAACTATACGCGTTCAAACTAACGAGCAAAACTAGACTTTCGTCTAATTAGGTATTTATACCTAGTTTAATGTAGCTCTAATCTCCATTCACTGCGGCCACACGATACGCAAGCTGGGATAAGGTCTTGACTCCATGCAAGTTTCTCATATTTCTTAAACACAACTTAACGGTACTGAGGCCGATGTTCAGACGCTCCGCGACAGCCTCTTGCGTCAATCCTTCCCATACCAGCAAGTCAAAAATCTCCCTTTCCCTATCGGTAAACTTAGCCAATCGTGCATCCCGGGCCATAACCCGGGCGGAAACATCCGCCAGGGAAGGCAGCAGCAAAGACAGCATTTGCCGCGTGTAAGCCTCTCGCTCGACCCGCTCACCAATCATGGAAATGATGACTCTGCAATCTTCCCGATCCGCGATATAAGTTAGACCCTGCGTCATTCCTGCTCGCCTGCAAGCAGACTTGAACTCGCGCAGCCGCCTACCATCCCCCACTTTCGGCGCCAACTCATCCGACCAGACAATCGGCCTCCCGGCCCCCGCCAGAATCACAGGATCAACCTCATGCCAGGATCGCCGCCGGTACAAGTCCAGCCAACGCCTCGGCCATCCCAAATCGATAGCCAGAATAGGCGTTCGTGACGGGATATCCCGTGACATCCTGGCCAGCAATAATGGCGGTTTGCCCGGCAAGCTAGCCTGCAACCCAAGCAAGAACGCCCTTAAATCGTCCTGATCAGACATCGCCAATAACGAACGCTGCCACGGCACCAGTTGGGCCATAGCCAACGGCGTCACCTCCCGCAACAGCGAAACCACTTCCGGTGTCATCCACATATAGCTTGCAACCTACAATACCCCACCAAAGGATAGGGCTTTGTATAGCCCCCAACCAGCCAGCACATCCCAAGTTAATGAATAATAACAATTTAACTAAACATGCATTACTCAAATCATTTCACAAAGTTCATTTTAATGAACTTTTAGTTGACATATCTACTTTTGATTGTACAATGTGCGCAACCTACTTTAAGTAGATCGCTCATTAACAATCTATGAAAACGTCTAGGCATCCATACCGATGCCGATACCACATGTCCGACTTAGTCAGGCATGGACACCAAGCTTATGTCGGCCAGCCGCACGATAAACAACGTGCGCGTCCCTGAACCGCTGGCCGGCATAAGCCTGCACTCGATAGCGCCCAATCGGACGCTATCGGATGCAGCCATGCGCGGCAGAATCTAAGGAGAATGAAAAATGCACCATCAGGACAAGTCATCACTGGAAGCCTTCAAGCAAGGGCTTGAACAGCTGCAAAAGCAGCTGCAAGCCAAGCTCGAAGAGGCCCGCAAGGCCATCAGCGACATGCCGGAAAGTCAGCTGCGATCCGTTCACGGCCAATCGCTGGAGGCCATGGCCGACAATCTGGACTCCTCGCTCTCCTGGCTCAAAGAAGCCATTGCAGAGCAAGCGCAAGCGATTGCCGAAATGGAATGAGCCTGCGCTATTACATCGTGCGACAGATGCAGCGACGTGAGCAGCTGTTGCGCGCCCTGGCTCCTCCGGGCCTGCCGCCAGAACTGGCCACCCGCAGGAATCGCACAAGACAACGAAGCAACGACCGCGCAGAACGGATCTACCTGCGCGCCGACACCGCCAACGGCTGGGATTAACCAGCCGTTTTTTTACGCTCCATTCCGTTAGCACACATCACCAGCCCGTTAGCACTTCGTGAGCGCGCTGTAAGCGTCTCGTTAGCGGAATGTGAGCAGATTGTTAGCCCCCATGAGCAAACCTGACGCCAGCCAGTTACTTGCGGCCTTAGCAGGAACAGGCGAAAGCAAGGCGGCACGATTCCGCGCCCTACTGCCGCAGATAAATGCAGCAATAGAACGAGGTGTCCGACACGCCCGAATCATTGAGGCACTGGCGGCCGATGGCCTGCACATGAGCCACGTTGAATTCCGGAACGCGCTCTATCGTGAACGCCGCCGCGAAGAAGGCAAGAAAGCCCCACATGCCCAAGCAACCGAAAACACCCCGGCCAGCACGGCCAGTATGCCTATCACAACCACGCCGGACACCAAGACCACGCCTCAGTCAATCCGATCAAATCGTTTTGACTACGGGAAATTCAGAGACGGAAAAACAAAATGGTGAACCCATGACATACAACGACACTCACATCACGCTTCAAGGCAAAGGCGGCGTAGGCAAGTCGCACATCACAAGCCTCCTCGCTCAAGCTATTTGGGCCGTTTTTGGCATTCGACCAATGGGAATCGATACTGATCCCGTCAACAAAACCTTGATGCATTTCCCTGCCTTGCAAGCACGAGGACTGGATATCCTGAACCAAGATAACCAGATTAACAGTCGCCAGTTTGACACCATGGTGGAGTGGTTACTTGAGCATGACGGCCCAGCAGTCATCGACAATGGCGCCACATCCTTCATTCCCGCTACAGGCTACCTGGCAGAGACAGGCGCCATCGACGTGCTCAACGCAGCAGGCCGCCGCGTGTATATCCATACCGTACTTGTCGGCGGCCAGGCGATGGACGACACCATTGACGGCCTCGTGGCGCTGCTCGACAGCACGTCGGCCCCCATCGTGGTTTGGGAAAACGAACACTTTGGCCCGGTTGAACGAGACGGCCGCAGATTCCGGGACTCCAGTGTCTATCAAGAAAACCGTGATCGCATCGCCGGCATTGTCACACTGCATCGACCGAATGCCGATCTGGCCGGCCGCGACATCGCAGAACTCAGCATCAAAGGCCAGACCTTTGCTGAAGCCCTGGTAAGTCCGGAATGGGGGCGCATGCCGAAACACCGGCTGCAAATGGTATGGGCCGACTACCTGCAACAGCTCAAGCCGATCCTGACGCAAGGGCTGCCGGAAGGACAGGCCGCATGA